CGATGCAGTCCGCCAGCCACAGCCGGTCCGCCTCCGTCAGCCGCCGCAGGTCCGCGCCCTTCACCTCCACGCAGGGAAGATTACGGGGCTTCGCCCTGCGGTACAGCAGGGCATATTCCGCCGTCATCCGGTAAAACCGCTCTTTTTCCAGCTTTTCCGCCGTCTCACGGCTTACCGCCGCTGCATAGAGCTTGTAGGTCGTCGCCATGTCAGTGTATCCTTCCTCCCCGTCGGGCCGTCACGGTTCGTCCGTGTCCGCCGCCCATTCGCGGCGTCACACCGGATCCGGTTCCGTTCTGGTAGCGGGCCAGTTCCTCGTCCCAGTCGCTCTTGCGGCGCACCGCCTTGGCAAGCTCCTCCCGTTCCAGGATCTGTGCCACCCGCAGCGCGTATTTCAGCGCCGACCAGATATCGCGCTGAATGTGCTTGGAAATGCGTTCCTCCCGCATGGCGTTTCCGCTGGGTACTTTTTTCAGATTCTGTATCTGTCCCGCCAGTTCGCGGGTTTTCAGGTATGGCTCCGCGATCTGCGCGTCCATGTAGTCATCCTTGATCCTGTGGTATTTCTTGTAGGCTTCCACGCCCTCGTTCACGTTGCCGCACAGCAGCTCCACGTTCCGGTTCTCGAATTGAAGCTCGGCATACCGCACCATCTCCGCATCGGGGTCGGTCACGCCCGCGCCGCCCGCCTTGATGGGATAAAGGCACGGAATGGCGTTGTCCTGCTCCAGTTCTGTGAAGCTTGCGTGGTTCCGCACACACAGCGGCGCCAGCCCGTCGCCCAAATCCATCATCAGGTTTTCCACCACGCTGGTGCCGTACTGCCATGCGTCTATGGCAAGGTAGGTGGCCGCCCCTCCGTCATAGCAGAACCGGCTCCACACGTCCTTCACCCGCTGTGCCTGCATCATACTCTTGGTTGGCGGGTTCCACACGTCCACATACACCAGCTGCTTTAAGTACCGGTCCCGTTTCAGCCAGTCCGTCTGCCTCGTGCATTTCAGCACCACGCAGGCGCACTTGGCGTTTTTCTTGTCGTCGGCGTAGGATACGTCGTATCCCACGATGTAGATCACGTCCTGCGGGTTCAGCTTGTTCCCCACGTCGTAGCCGCAGTGCCGGTTCTCCGCCACCATCAGCTTGCGGCTCTCCGTCAGCACCTCGTCCCGCACAATGGGGTTGCTGTCCGCACCGGTGTAGCGTGATTCCATTTCCCGCATCCACCGTTCCGGCGTCAGCTTCGTTTTCAGCTTCTGCGCCCAGGAATAGGGCCGCATCTGCTGCAGCACCACGCATTGCCACGGCACATCCATGGTAAACGCGCTCTCGCCCCGCGCCATTTCCTTCATCACCTCGCACCGGACCTGATAGGCGTGGTTCTGCTTCCGCCCCGCGCTGGTGATCGAATGGTTCTTGTATGCCACAAAGTTGGGGTCCGGTTCTCCGTTCACATTGTGCCGCAGGCGCACAGCCGGCAGCACGATGGTGGTATATTCGTCAAAATCGAAGGGAGGGTTCTCCTCCTGCGCGAACTCCTCCGCTGTGGCCGCGTGGATGTTGTCGCCGCGCTTCTCTCCGATGTAAAATGCGCTTCCGTAATCGGTCTCTATCTTGAAATCGTCCTTGCTCTCCGCCGTCACCCGCCAGTGCCTGGCAAGTGCCGCGTAGTCATGCTCAATGGCGTGAAAGGTCTTTCCGCCGATAGAGGCCAGCTGTTTCAGTGACGGGCCGGTATACAGCACCTGCGTTCCCGGCCATGCGATCCCGTTCAGCATCTCGGAGATCATCTTGGTGTACGTCTTGGTCATGCCTCGCGTTCCGGTAATTGCCACGTCCGTATACCGGGCGTAGGCTCTCAGCATGATCCGCTGTATGATCTCCAACGTCTTGAAGTCGCTGTCGTCGCTCCGCAGGATGTCCGCCAGCTTGTCGGGGTACCTGCTACCAACGCGCCGTCCAGATAATAAAGGCCCACCATGCATCCGCCATGTTTTCGTAGTTCCGCTCCTGCGTGGGCTTCTTCGTCACCCAGCCCAGGCCGGTCACATAAGCCTTTCCTGTCCGTCGCGCCATTGTTTCAGATCACCTCGCTTGCATATGCCCAGCGGAAGCCGCCCGCTGTTTTTCGATATGGTTTCCCAGCGCATACCGCGCCTATTTCCTGCGCCGTTATGCCGGTGTCCCGAAAGGCGGCGCCTATTGACTCATAAATCGCTCCTGTATCAAGGTTTATGACGGGCCTTTTCTTTTTGGGGCCTCTGCGGCTGGTGTCAATCTCGTAGGTGCCCTTATCCTTTTCATAGCACCAGTGATAGCCGCCAGCCGTCGCCGTTTTCCCCAAACAAACGCTTTTCAGGGAGTCTCGCTTTATGTGCATTTCCCGTGCCGCGTCATGCAGCGATGGGAAAGTTCTGTCCAACTCCACGCAGTAGATTTTGGTGGATAGATCACCTTCCAGGATGTTGTATCCTTTTTCAGGATTCGTGGTGTCCCACTCTCGGATCAGTTGTCGCTCCAAAGCGTGAGCTTCTTCTTTAGGAAGGTCCTTCGCCAATATCTCATGCTTTATGTTGCTCCATCCGAACCGGTTCACCGCGTCTGTAAACCGCTTGTTGGCTTGGTAGCACCTTCCGTTTCCCCACCGCTTTTCCGGCTTTTTGAAGGAAGTCGCTCCCACATAGATCAATCCTTCCGGCGTAACATGCCGGTAAACAAAGTATTTTCTTTCCATTTTCGTCCCCCATACAGACTTTCTATTAAAAGCCGGTAATCCCCCGTATGGGGAGGGAAACGGTAGCTACTCCGCTGTCCCGGATTTTAATCACTTCTTGTGCTTGCGCAGCAGTCCCATGTTTTCATAGGCTTCCTGCTCCGCCTCGTTTGGTTCCTCCGCGAACTCGCCCAAATCGTCATCCGCCAGCTGCACGCCCTGCGGCAGCTCCGTCAATTCTGCAAGACCATCGTTGATCCGCGCCTGGTTGATAATTGCCAGCAGCATTTTTTCCGCTGCGTCCGCTGTGTAAGCGTATTGGCACGGCCTGCCGAAGATCAGGCGAAACGCTTCATCCGGCGTGCACCGCTTGCCGTTCTTCATCAGTCCGGCCTTTTCCAGCCGGTCCACAATGCCGTCCAGCCGCAAGTCCTCCACCGGCTTGGTGTCCTTCTTTCGCAGGTTTTCCGACGCCAGGTTCTCCTGGATCATGCTGCTTAGCTTCTTGGCCTTGTCGATCTGGCCCAGCTCCGCCGCGTCGTTCATCTGCTTGGTCCACTTCGCCACGTTCCGCAGGATCAGCTGCTGCTTGGCGCTCACGTTGTCCTCGCCGCCAAAGTCGGCGCACAGCGCGTTATAAATGCGGTCGAACTCGTTGTAGTCCTCGCTGGTGTAGGGCATCTTGCCGCTGCCCTCGCCCCAGTCGGCCACCTGCCGCTTCGTGCCGTTTCTGCCGTCTCTGGCGCTCTTTTCCAAGTCAACGGCCTTGCTGAATTCGCCCTTTTCCAGGTTGGATCCGAATATCCTGTTGATATCCGTCAGCCCGTCCAAAAAGCCGTATTCCCCGCCGCCCTTTGTCCGGGCCAGCCCCTTCTTTTCCAGCTTCTCGCAGTAGCTGGTCCACTTCTCGCTGGCGCTCTTGGCGGGGATGGCCTTCATGTCAAAAGGCTTATCAAACTTGATGCAGCAGTAGAAGTAGGCAAGGCTTTCCCCCACCTCCGTCTCCAGCAGGTTGAAATACGCCTGCTGCTTTTCCGCCGTCATCGGTTCCATCTCCGCCATCTGACCGTTCCTTTCGCAAAAAAATGATACCTGCGGAGTGTTGCACTCCTACAAGTATCATTTTCGCAATTATTGAAACGTCTGAGGTACTTATAAGTCCCTTTTGCAAAATTTTCTGTGGTCATGGATTTCTTGTACCGTTTCGTAGGGGCTGGCGTCCTCGACAGCCGTTGCCTCCCTCTGAGAGGGAGGTGTCGCGGCGTAAGCCGTGACGGAGGGAGAGAATTAAAATCTCAAATTCTCTCCCCCAGTCACCTTGCGGTGATAGCCCTCTCTCAGAGGGAGCCAAGTATACCTTTCCCATCACCCCTGCTTTTCCTCTCTCCCCAATAAGTAATCCACCGTCACGCCGAAATGCTCCGCCATAGCCACAAGGGATGACACCCTCGGCTCCGCCGTCCCTTCCTCATACCGGCGTATCTGGTGCTTGCTCAGTCCGCATAGCTCCGCCAGCACGCACCGTTTCATCCGTTTTCCTTCCCGCAGCTTCCGCAGCCTTTCAGGGAATCCGTCCATCCCGCGCCCTCCTTCCCGTCACAATGGGCCATACCTTCCGGTACCACATCAGCCACGCGCCGCACCCCGTCATGCTGGGTATCGTACACCTTGGGCACTTGGCGCAGGGGTGGGGCGGCAGCTTGTGGGGCCGCGTCAGGTCGCTTTTCACCCGCCTTTTCACTTCCGTTTCCCCTTTCTCCCGTCCGTCGCCAGGTAAAGGCACACCAGTCCGATAAAGGCGATCACGCCGCAGCATACGGTTCCCACCGTGGTCTCATACACCCGGAACCAGAAACACAGCACCAACACCACCGCCGCGCACACCCCGGCCATCAGTCCAAACAGCGTCTCGCTTGTCATTCCGTCCTCACCTCTCTGCCCTGCGGCACCATCACCGTCAGTTCTGTCTTTACATAGCTTTTCCCGGCATATTTCTCCACGCTCTCCACAAAAGCGCCCAGCCGTTCCGCCTCCCGCACAAGGTCCATTCTGGTCCCCTCCTTCGCGGCTTCCAGCCTGAGCGAGTCAAATGCCATCCCGTCGTCCTCTATCCGCCGCGTCGCCGTCATCGTCGCCGCCATGGTCACAGGGCACATCAACACAGGGCCGTGCTGCGGCTCTTTGAGCACATCCTCTATCAGGCATCCGCCCAGCTTGCGGATCATCCACTCTCTCAGCCTATTCATGTTTTTTCTCTCCATAGCTGCAATAATCATCCGGAAATTGAGGAATAGCCTGCTGGTGTCTCTCGTGTCTCGGATGATAACATTGGTCTCTGTCATAATGCTTGCAGTCCTTACACCGCGTCACGGCTTCCATGTCCGCCGTAAGCATGTCCATCAACTCACCAAGGCACCATTCCACATCGCTGTTGTCGATGCACCTCTGTGCAAGGTTTTCCGCGTTCAAAGAAAGCAGCTCCCCCACCAAGTCTTTCAGTTCAGCCATTGTCTACGCCTCCGTTCATCTCAGCCCCGCAGCAGTCGCAGTACGATGCCCGGTATTCGTCCCATTCGTGTTCTTCTCCGCAGTTGGAGCATGTCTGAACGCCGTCCTCCTCGATCCAATGCGCTCGGATGACGTCCCTCACGTTGGATGTGGCCTTTGCCTTGAGGTCAATGGCAATGCGCTTGAGCATGTACATCTGTGCCACACTGGTATTTACACCGATCTCCCTATGCACAGCCGCCATAGCGTCATCAAGTTTGATGTATTCAGGCATTGTCATCTTCACCGTCCAGCCTTTCGCCATCAGCACAGAAAAAGTCCTCGCTCACATATCTGTTGCTATCACTTATCGTACACCACAACCACCGGCCATTTTCATATGTTCCACAGTGCTTGCAATCCTTGCAAAGCACCACCTTTCTCACATTCGCTGCGGGGATCTCGTCGATCTCCCGCAGCAGGGCGATCCGCTCCGCCCTTACTTCGCCCTTCACCAGAACGGCATCGGTAAATGCGATCTCGTTGATCTTCTCTCTGTCGATATATTCCGCCATCACTTATCCTCCCTCGTGGCAATAGCCGTTTTCGTCCGTGTCCTTGTTCCAATAGGTGCAGTGCAGAACCTCTCCAATCACCACCGACTGGAAGCAGTCCTTGCACCGTGTCACCTGCTCCACATCAGCGGCGGCCATTTCGCGGATATCAGTCACAAGGCCATAGTATGGGATGCCATCTTCCGTGTGACCATACGGGCGAAACCATTCGATCACGCGGTCTTTCTCAATGTATTCCGGCATCACTCCACCTCCTGGATCTCGTCCTCGCCAAACTCCACGCCGTCGTTGATCCTCTCCAAAACGCCTTCCACAAAGTCCTCGTCGGCACAGGCGTTCAGGTATCGGATAACGTCGTTGGCTAATTCCATGATAGTTCGCTTGCTGTTCATCGCTCCACCGCCTTTCTCCAGAACCTGTCGCAGCAATCTGCGCAACTCAGGTGACCGCCTTGCGAAACCAAACAATCTTGATTCATGTCTAGCTTTACTGGGCAAATTTCTAATACGCCGTTTGCATCAACTTTAGCGTTCGGCCACTGCTCCAGAAACACGCTCTGCCGTGTTTTGCGCGGGTGTGCGGCAGACCATTGCTCGACGATTTTAACCTCCTTCTCTGCTTCACATTTGAGATATGTTCCAGTTTCAAGTTTGCACGAACCATCCCAGGCAGGGCAACCGTAAGAACACTTATCAAACGATTTGCACATCCTGTTGCGTTCCTCAATAAACTTCACAGCGTCCATTACATATCCCTCCATCTGCACCCGTCACAGGTGCCCTCGTGTGCTTGTTTGTACTTCCCACAGTATTGGCATAGCTCGTTCTTTATGGTGTGCAACTCTTCTTTAAGCCGCAAAACCTTGTTTGTTTTCGACACAGCCACGTCAAGCAATTCCTTGATGTCTCCCAGCGTCAGCCCCGTGTCCTCATAGTCGGCGTGACGCTCCCACACCTTCCGCGCCGAGCACGCGCCGTTATACGGGCACGGAAGCTCCCGGCATTGCGCGATATCGCAGAAGTTCCCCTCAAACGTCAGTCGTTCCATGTTTTTCCTCCTTTGCCTCCTCAATCCGCCCCGCCAGCCGTTCCAGCTTGTACCGGCGGAATGTCTCCACCTGTCCCGCGCAGTCGAACAGCATCACCATCTGGCAAAGCATGATCTCCACGTCGGCGATCTCCTCTGTAATGTGGGTGGTGTTCTCCTGCCCTCTGCCGTTTTTGCAAAGCTCCTTTGTCAGCTCGCTCATTTCCTCAATGGCCATCATCACCTGCAGCCCAGCGCCAAAGGTTTCCAGCGCCGCCCGGCAGATTTCGTTATCGTCC